ATCTAGTAAACGGCTCATTCATTCACACTCAGGAGGTTTAATCATGAAATTAAAAAACTGGCATATGGTATTACTTGGCGCAGTATTGTTTGTGTTTGCCCAAATTGTGTGGCACTTAACAGCGATTGGAGTGATTTAATTATGAATAAAAACACATTGACACTAGTGCAAGAGGTTTATTTCGATCTATGCGATTTGTTAGACAATAACGAGTTAAACGAATCAATAGAGGGCTTTACTTGCGAATTTGACGATATGCGAGAATTTATCCAAGAACAAAAGGATAAACTAGCGCAAATTGAAAGAGCTTTAGATTTTCAAACGGAAGAGGTTTAATATGACTAGATCAGAATTGCAGTATGAGATTTGGAAGGATCTTGGATACCTTGAGGGTAAGACTGACCCGAAGTATCAGCAACATTTATGGCGCTTATCTGATGGGGAATTATTTAATTTATGGCTTAATATACACAATGCGAGAGAGGCTTACAAAAATGGATAAATTTGATTATTACTTTGAGTTTCACCAGATGAGGCTAGACGATCCTGTATTTGCTGAAACCTATGACGCTCACGAATTCGAGGAATGGTATGCAGATTTTTACGAAATGATTAAAGAGGAAAACGAAAGGAATATGAGCTATGAAGACTAAACTATTGATTTTATTAACATTTATGTCATTTATGGGGTCGGTTTATGCTTGCCGAAGTGTGATTATCGACACACCAACAGGATCGGCAGTATGTTTTATTTGTAATGATGGAAAATACATAAACTGCGAGAAACTATGAAGACTGCACTATTTTGGGGAATGACATACCTAGTTTTAGCCTATGTTTTTTATCATCTTACAGGAGTGATGCTATGCTATGCTTGGGAATACATCTAAAACCGCTTAAATGAGGCTATACGAGGTTTTTATGGACTAGGTGATACCTACCTATTACCTAGTGTGTTTTAATCGAATAGAGAGGCTTTTATGGACAAGGAATATGTTTTAGACTTACTGTATGCTTTAGGACTAAATCAGAGGGACTTAGCCTGTGCATTGTTGATTGATCCTGCCGGAGTGAGTTATTTGCTAAGTGGTAAGCGACAACTAAAGGCTAAAGAAGTAATCCCAATGGCTCATTTTTTGCGGGTTAGCCCTGCTGATATTCTTAACAACTTACATAAGGAGTGAATGATGCACTGCACAATATGCGACAAAATGCTTAACGATTACGAATCAACACGAAAGACCTTAGATGGTAATTATTTGGATATGTGTCAAGATTGCTATACAGGGCTGGATGTATTGATTCCTACGATTGATCGTAAGGATTTACTACACGAGGCTGATATGCCCTCAATGGATGATATTTTCACCGAATACGAGGACTATACAGGCTATACAGACAATGAAGACCTATGATGTATAACAACTTAGTATATATGCTTATGATATATACATAGTTAAAAGCTACGATATAGTTATCTATATAGATGAGGGTAGCATACATTTATGATTTTGTCAATAGCAATGTGTTGTTTTTATGTCGTTGTTTTTATTACTGATGTGTGATATTGTCGGATTTATTACGAGGAGGATTTTATGCACCACAATGAAGAAGCTAGGTATCACTTTACGCTAATGGATATGGTTGACCTCATTGGTGATTACGGATATGACCGAGTGATGGCTGATTTGGATGTCGCTATTGCTGATAAGGTCAATCGATTGGTTCAACGAGCCGTTAATGAGGATAGAGATGAAACTCCGTTTTGAGGTAAGAGACGAATACAACGAAATTGTGCGGTGTTTTGCCACTAAGCAAGAGGCACAAGATCACTGTAAGTTAGACCCTAGTTTCTGGCTCAAAGTCAATCAGAAAGTCAAGCCTAATCCGTTCAAAGAGGCTTGGGAAAGGTTAGGCGAATGTCTATTTTGATGCGTGGTTTTGTTATATCAGCGTTCTTCTTTGGTATCTTGGTTGGCTATATTGCCGGTCGCATGGAATGGGCGCATGAGGATTGTTTTGACACAACAGGCAAGTATCAACGATATGAGGCTTGGCTTAGTGTTAAGAATGGGACTTATCGTTGTTTTTGGATTGAAACCGAGTATCCTCACCGAGTGAAGATGCAAGGCGTGATTGATGTTAAATAGGAGGCTGTATGAGCATTCAAGGAATTGTTGCAGGTATCAAAGAAGCAAACAACATTAGCGGTAATCGCAGTTATGGCGATTGCCAATATCATGAAGCAGATCCACGCATGGAGATCTGGAGATTAGAAGCAGAATACTTAGCAAGAAAGGCAAAGGAAAAAAATGACACTACTACAACTCCCTAAAGTAATCGAGGCTGTGAACGAACTTGGCAAAGAGATTCAGGAATTAAAAGCCAAGGTTCAGGCACTAGAGCAACAAATTCAATTGGCTAAAACTGTAAAGGAAACTAAACCCAATGCTGGCGGAAAAGCAAAGTAAGTTTATTAAACACATTGGCTGTGATCGGTGCGGGTCAAGCGATGGTAATAGTTTGTATGATGATGGACATACCTATTGCCATGTATGCCTGACCTATGTCGATAAGGCTGGTGAAATATCAACAAGAGAAATTAAACCTATGAATAAGGACTTAGAATTTTATGACAATGCTACTGCTAGTGCTATCAGTGATCGTGGTATTTCTTCGGCTGTTTGCGTAAAATACGGAGTTAAACAAGATGTTAATAAACATTATTACCCTTACTTCGATAACGATGGTGTGCTATCTGCTATTAAAACTAGGCTCGTTAGCTCTAAATCATTCTCGATTGCTGGTGACTTTAGCTCTACGATGCTATTCGGTCAAAACTGTTTCCCTAAAGGGGGACGCTACCTGACGATCTGTGAGGGCGAACTCGATGCACTATCAGCGTTTCAGATGATGGGTGCGAAGTATCCGGTAATCTCGATTCGTAATGGCGCATCGGCAGCTCTAAAAGATTGCAAAACGCAATACGAGTATATCGATTCGTTCGAGAATATCGTGCTGTGTTTTGATGGTGACGAAGCTGGTCAAAAAGCAATGCAGTCTGTTGCTGAACTGTTTGGTGGCAAAGTTAAGATGATGAAGATGCGAACAGGCTTAAAAGACGCATCGGATTATCTCAAGATCAAGGCAGACAAGGAGTTCGTGGACGATTGGTGGAGGGCAGAGCAATATGTGCCTGATGGAATCATTCAAGGCTCTACGCTGTGGGATGTGGTATCTAAGCCGATTGACAAGGCAGAAGTCGATTATCCCTATAATGGTATAAACAAACTCACCTATGGCATTCGTAAAGGCGAGTTAGTGATGATTACTGCCGGATCAGGCTTGGGTAAATCACAGTTCTTGCGTGAGATCGTGTGGCATATTCTGTCCAAGACCGAGGACAATATCGGCATGATGTTCTTGGAAGAAGGAGTGCGTAAGACTGCTAGATCGCTGATGTCGTTGGCACTGAACAAACCAATCCACTTACCGGATGTGGATGTTACTGAGGAGGAATTACGAGATGGATTTAATCGGACTTTGGGAACTGATCGTTTGTATCTTTTTGATCACTTTGGTAGTAGCACTCTTGATAACATTGTCAATCGGGTTCGCTATATGGCTAAAGGACTTGGATGTGGTTATGTGGTTCTGGATCACATTAGTATCATTGTTAGCGGTGGCGATGTTGGTGATGAACGCAAGGCACTTGATGCTATTATGACTCGCTTGCGGATGCTAGTGCAGGAAACCGGAATCAGTCTGCTTTGCGTGTCGCACCTAAAGCGTCCGAGTGATCGTGGACATGAAGAGGGGGCAGCTACTTCTTTAGCACAATTACGAGGCTCTGGTGCTATTGCTCAATTATCTGACATAGTAATCGGCTTAGAACGGAACGGTCAAGCTAACGATCCAATTGAGCGAAATACAACCCATGTCCGTGTGCTAAAGAACCGTTTTTCAGGCTATACAGGCTCTTGCAGTGATCTGTTATACAATCCTAGCACAGGAAGAATGCTGGAAATTGAAGATACTTTATAAAAAAGACTTGACACCAGAACCAAAGTATGATATGATCGGTTTCAGGAGGATTGAAATGAAACATTGCAAAACTTGTAATACGACAAAACCGCTAAGCGACTTTGGGCTTCTTCGTGGCAAACCTAGGCATATTTGTAAAGAATGTAGAAAACAAGAAAGTAAGGATTGGTATGAAAAAAACAAAGATCGTAAAAAAGCACTGTCCCAAAAATATAAGCACATCAAAAAAGACAAAGATCTACAAGCGACCTATGGAATCAACTTGGCAACTTATAATCAAATGTTGGTTGAGCAAGGTAGGCGTTGTAAAATCTGCCAAGCACCGCAAGGCGATTTAAAAAGATCTTTATGTGTCGATCACGATCACAA